AGATCAGGCAGATACTAACCGAGCAAGACAACAGCCTACGGAGAACCTTCCTAACTAATGTTTAACAGTATTATACTTGAATCTGAAGAAGAGCAAAAAAAATATGACACAGCTAGAGATGCGGCTTATGGCGAAATGTTCAGTACTGAAGGTTGGAAATATTTAATTAAAGATTGTACAGCCGAAGCAAAACTTAAAGATCAAGTAGAAAATGTAAAAAACATGGAAGATTTATATATAACTAAAGGAAAATTAAAAATTATTGCGCTGTTGTTGAATTTAGAAGCAACAACGGAGCATAATAGGGAAAACGAGGGTAGCAAACTTGAGTGGTCTTAGAGTTATTTTTGAATTTAAGTGCAAGAATAACCATGTTTCTGAGAAATTAGTTTCACGTGAAACATACACAATAGATTGTCCTCACTGTGATAGTAAGGCTAAAAGAATTATCTCTGCGGTTCGCTGTAGTCTTGAACCTGCAACTGGGAGTTTTCCAGGGGCAACTGAAAAGTGGTTGAAGATGCGTGACCAACAGATAGCATTAGAACGTAAGGTAGCCGAACCATAGTCCAGTAGCTTAAAGAAGCGAATGGGTAGCTAAATAGGTCTTATGAGGTTTAATGATGGCGAAAATAATTGACCCAGTAAAGGTAGACGAAACGGATACAAGCCCTGTCTTGGAAGAATCTGATTCTACACAGAATGAGGTTCAAGAAGAGGTAGCAGAGTTACCGAAGCAATACCAAGATAAATCCCCTGCGGATTTGATAAAAATGCACCAAGAGCTTGAAAAAAAGCTAGGTGAGCAGGGTTCAGAGCTAGGCAAACTTAAGTCTGCTGAATCTGAAGTTCAGGAATTGCGAAGGGTTGTAGACGATTTTGTTCTTAAACAGTCAACTGCCAAAGAAGAACCTGCTGAAGAGGCAGATTTTTTTGCTGACCCTGATAAAGCGGTTGCTGACAAGATTGCTAACCATCCTGCTATTAAGGAAGCGCAGCAAACAACTCAGCAAATAAAGCAAGATCAGGCTAGACAGCAATTGATGGAGAAGCACCCTGACGTTGGGGATATTGTTCAAGACTCTAGTTTTATTGACTGGGTTAAGAGTGACCCCATCAGGATTGAATTGCTACAAAGGGCAGACAGTCAGTTTGATACGGCTGCTGCTGATAACTTGTTAGGTCAGTGGAAACAGATCAAACAGGTTTCTGAGTCGGCAACCAGTTCTGAAAAAGTAGCTTCCAAGGAGACTTTGAAAAAGGTTTCTACGGGTGGCGCAAAGGGTAGTAGTGAACCTCCTTCAAGAAAAATCTTCCGAAGAGCAGATATTATTAATCTTATGAAGACTGACATTAAACGCTACCAAAGCATGGAGCCTGAAATTAGACAGGCGTATGCCGAGGGTAGAGTAAGGTAAAAGGTAACTACTATGGCTAATGAAACTTCAGGTACTTATTTTACAGCTAATGCTGCTGTAGATAAGACTGCTGCTGATAAATTCATTCCTGAAATATGGAGTGACGAAGTGATTGCGAGCTACGAGAAAAATCTCAAGATGGCTCCTCTTGTTAAAACCCTTAACTTTTCAGGTTCTAAGGGTGATGTAATCCATGTTCCTAAACCCACACGCGGAAGTGCGGCTGCCAAGGCAGAAGCTACTGCGGTGACTATTCAAGCGAATCTTGAAAGCGAAATACAGGTTACTATTAACCGACATTTTGAGTATTCACGCTTGATTGAGGACATTGTTGAAGTACAGGCGCAAGCGTCATTACGATCCTTCTACACTGATGATGCTGGCTATGCTCTGGCAAAGCAGGTAGATGATGATCTATTCCGCGCTGGTACTGGCTTTGGAACAAGCACACTAGATATGACTGTCGTAACTGATGGCTCTACCGCTGCTGGTACTGCCTTTGAGAACGCAAACTCATTCTTTGTTGATGCTTCTAGCGGATTAACCGCGTATACAGACGATACTGTCGTAGCTGCTGATGTATTTACAGATGCAGGGTTTCGTGGATTAATCAAGAAAATGGATGATAATGACGTTCCTATGACGGATCGTTCATTTATTATTCCTCCTACATTGCGATCTGCAATTATGGGTATTGATAGATATGTATCTGCTGACTTTACTTCACCTCAGACTGTTCAAAGCGGTTTGATTGGTCAGGTATACGGCATTGATATCTATGTTTCGTCAAACTGTCCTGTTATTGAGGATGCTGGCAGCAACTCTTCTGGTGCTAAAGATATTCGTGGTGCATATTTGATACACAAAGATGCCATCATGTTAGCCGAGCAGATGGCTGTTAGGTCACAGACTCAGTACAAACAAGAGCATTTATCAACGCTTTATACCGCTGATACGCTCTATGGTGTACAGGCATATCGTCCAGAAGCGGGATTTATTCTCTGCGTTCCAGACGTATAAGATGAGGTACGGAAGGGGGGCTTTGCCCCCTTTCTTGCTTTATGGCGAAAGACCCAAAGCTCAAGAAAGCAGGAGTTTCTGGCTATAACAAGCCTAAGAAGACTCCAAATCACCCTACAAAAAGTCATGTTGTGGTCGCTAAAGTAGGCGATAAAACAAAGACAATTCGTTTCGGTCAACAGGGCGTTAAGGGTGCTGGTAAAAATCCGAAGACGAAAAAAGATAAAGCACGAAGAAAGTCTTATTATGCTAGGCATAATGCACAAGACCCAAATCCTTCTAAGTTAAGCGCAAGATATTGGTCACATAAAGTTAAGTGGTGATTTAAATGGCAGCTAAAATTAAACTCAAAAGAGAAACGGGAGGAGCAGGTGATACGCCTACTACTTCTGACATTGAAGCCTATGAGATAGCGCAGAATGTAACAGACAAAAGATTATTTGGTAGGGATGGTAGTAATAATATCTTTGAGTTTGGTATTAATCCTACCTCTATATCAACGGGTGCTATTACAGCTACAGGTACAGTAACCGCTAATTCACAACTTGCTTCTTCAAATGCAGTATTAACAGGCGGTTCAGTTAATAACATGGTTATAGGAGCGTCTTCTGCTGCG